GTCCTTGCCATCCTTGCTTAAGAAAATCCAATTGTTCATTCTAGGATCCTTATCGAACATTGTTGATATCTGTTTCTGTAGATGACTTCAAATTTCCTATCATATTTTTCAACCCATTCTTTTAATGCTCGATATTCTCCTTGTTCCCATAGATCGTATTTCTCAATACCAGACCAAGGATAAAACTCGTCAAATATTATTACAGTTCCCTCAACGATATAAGAGTTTAAAAGATTAAAAATAGTTTTGGTGCTAGAATATAAATCACAATCAATATGAAGTATTGATATCTGTTTTATTGGATTTTCATCAAGCCATTTAGGTACACTTTGATCGAAAAAGCCTTTTACTAATTTTACATTGTTAGGAACCTGGGGAAGTTCATCGAGTGCAAAGTATCCGGCAGGTCTTGTTGATACTTGATCGCTGGCATTAAGAAACCAATCTTCAGGTAGGCCTTCAAAACTGTCGAACCCCCATAAAATTTTGTTAGGAAAACCTCCCGCGAGATGGGTAATAGTTTTTCCCTGGTACACACCAAATTCTAGTATTTCACCTTCTATCATTGGCAATTTACAAATCGATTGTAAATGCTTTTTTCGTTCAATGCCAGTGCTTTTAAAATCCTTAGTAGGAATAGGAGCTGTGTGAAACGGTTCTATAGAGAAATTATTTTTTGTTATTAAATCTGGTAGACTCATTTAATTTAACATATCCTTCAAATAGGTTTTCCATACCTGGTGATACTCGCAATGGCGATAATCTTTAAACCACGGACCACCCTCAGTATAATGTAGGGCCTTAGGAAAACCGTCTGTCGGTTCTTGATACCAATTAACTAACCAATTCCATTCGTGTGTGATTGAACCGATTTCTTCATCTTTTAACCACTGGAATCGATGTAGATACTGACCTGTTTCTTCGTTAACTGTTTTTAGATCGAGTTTCTGATTCGATATATGGCCACAATTCCATAAAATTAATGAACTCCAATTTTTTCGAGGATAAGGCAATTGTCGGCAGCCATCCATCTTCACCCCTTCCTTGGGAGTATAATCATGCTTGACTACCATAGCAGCGTAACGGTCATCGGCGAGATCAAATAACTCAGAAATATCCGTGGTCCACAGAAAATCACAATCGCAAAATATTGCCCATCCTGTGTAATCTGAAAGGTAAGGAACGAGAAATCTAGTAAATGTAAATTCAGTCGAACCGAGATTATCAACAGAGCGTTGATATATTCCAGAATCTCTCAGATCTTTTTGTTTGAGAGGAATAACTTCTGCGTTTGGTTGGTGTTTTAAGATACTGTATTCGCAGACCTGATAAGTAATATCTTCTCTAGTATCGTATCCTACAAATACTTTCATCGTCTTTCTATATCCTCCTCGACACACCGTTCGCCGTATTGAATTTCGATCATCTTCAACGGCGCTGTTCCCTCGTTGGCTAATTGATGCCATTCAGTTCGCTCGATATGTACATGATCAAACTTATTGTAAACTCCTAATAATTCCGCATCAGTTTTTCTATTTAAAGTGTATACCGTAGCCACGCCTTCTGCGACAAACCAATGTTCTGCCCGATCTTTGTGTCTTTGCATACTTAAATGTTTTCCTGGTTCCACGATTAATTCTTTTAATTTGACTTGAGCATTGTTTTCGTGTAGCACACGATAATATCCCCATTGCCGTTCGGTCTTAGGTGCCTTCCATTCTTGTAATATCCAAGAACTAGAATTCATTTTATGTTCGCCACCAGTTCCAAACTCAAATTCTAAATTGGATATTTCGCCTAACATTTCCATTTCTGGAATATTTGCGTTTGTTCGATCACCGCCGTTAGCGAAAATTATTTTGTCATCGGGATAGATTTGTCTGACTTTTCTGATAGCATCTTTTGCACTGCCGTCGGTATCATCAAAATTGATCACTCGATCGACACTTTTCATAGAAGAAATAACAGAAGCACGCTCTTCCCAAGGCATAAATTCTCGACCCTTCTTTCGTCGTAGCCATTCATCGGAATTGGCACCGACTACTAAAATGTCTCCTAATTTTTTTGCTTCTCGAATATATGCGACATGTCCAGAATGTAGAGGATCGAAGCCTCCGGTAACAATTATAATCTTTTTCATATGAATATTTATATGCTATGTTTATTTGGTAAATAAATTCATGAAAGAAAAAAATAATGTGCTGCCTTATGAAGAAAAGATATTTTCTCAGCACAGAGAAGACGGAATAATTCAAAAATTATTGTCATTTTCTGATAATCAAAATAAGATTGCGGTAGAAATCGGTTCAGGAAACGGACAAGAAAACATGATCAAGAATTTAGTAGTTAATCACGGGTTTATTGGGTATGGTCATGATCTTCAAGAAAGTAAGTTTATCCATAAAAATTATTATCACAGAGTTGGATTGGTTACTCTCGAAAATTTATCAGACATGCTCAAAACAATTCCCACGATGACTCCTTCATTCTTTAGTCTAGACATTGATAGTTATGATTTTTGGATTATGAAATCTTTGTTAAAAGATTACAATTTTCGTCCTTCTATAATTTGTGCAGAATACCTTTGTTATTTCGGCGATAGTTTAAAATGTGCAGTAAAATACGGGTTATCTAAATATTCATTTAAAAAATGTGGGTCGAGTCTCGCAGCCTATCAGGAATTATTATTAAGATATAATTATAAATTTTTTACCTGTGACACGCGAGGAGTTAATTCTTTTTTCTATCTGGCCGAGTCCGTCGAGGAAACTGAAGAATTTACGAATTTACCAAGACATAAATTTACTTTTATGCCAAAATACAAACATCTCACGAATATAGATTTAAATGATCCTATGATCGAATTTGACGAAAAAAGGTTGTTTGAATGATAGTAGTTTCAACTCTAAGCGAAGATAATTATAATACCTACGCATTAAAAACTATACCTACCTGGTTAACATTTTTCCCCCCAGAAACTCGTTTTATGATACATTGTGATTTTGATCTTCCTCTAGAGGACAAAAGAATACAATGTTTTCCTTCTTCCGAACAAAAATTAGAATTTATAGAAAGAAATAGAGAGATATCAAGAACAAATATACCAATCAAAGGATATGCTACTAGATGGGATGTTTATTGCCATAAAGTTTTTGCTCAATGTGAATCTGCCTTAATGCTAACCGACGAAATAATGATTTTCATCGATGCTGATGTTGCGCTTCTAAGAAATGTAGACGAAACTGTTATTTCAAATTTTTTAAAAGACGTATTTTGTTCTTACGTTTCGAGAGTTAACGAAGGAACTGAAACAGGATTAATTTTTTATAATTTGGGACTAGATGAAAATAAAAGTTTTTTTAAAAGTTACTTGGACATATATCTTTCCGATAGATTATTTGATTTTATCCGATGGGACGATTGCTATATTTTTGATCATCTTAGGTCTCAATCAGAATTAAATTTCGTCAGCATGTCCGGGGATTACGATTTTTTTATTGATCCTATATCAGTAGGACCATTAGGGGAATATTTTGATCATTGGTTAGGAAAATTAAGTAAACTTAGAGGTTATTCAAAACATAGAAAATTTAGAGGAAAACTATGAAATCATTCATACCAACATTTAATGAAAAATATGCACCATTGCTTAATGTAAAGGTAAATTATGAAAAACGAGGCGTATCTAAAAATCTGTATCAAAGAACAGAAGGATACGAAAAAATTTTTAACCTCTTAGAGGATCTAAAAAAATCCTCCTATAAAATTGTCGAAACGGGTACACTTCGTATAGTCGATGATTGGAAGGGAGGGTGTAGCACGGTATTGTTTCAAGAATTTGTGAAGACTCACAGCGGGCATGTATATAGCGTAGATATTAATCCTAAGGCCGTGAAAACTGCTAGATCATATCTAGGAGAACAAGTTACAGTCACTGAGAGCGACAGTGTGTCTTATCTAGAATCTAACGATTGGAGCGATATCGATCTGTTTTATCTAGATAGTTACGATGTAAAATGGCAAACACCGGAGCCTAGTGCCGAGCATCACCTCAAGGAATTCAAAGCCATAGAAAAATATCTTACGTCTGGAAAAATACTGGCAATAGATGACAATACCTTCTTGTTAGATTCAAAAAAGAGAACCGGTAAAGGTATGAAAGTTTATGAATATCTTCACAGCAAGGGTGTGTTACCGGTATATGATGAATATCAGATAATTTATAAATTTTGAATCCAATAAGCCGATTCGGTTAACCAACGACAGTATATTTCAAATCCCTCATCGATATCTACTTTAGGATCAAAATCGAAATCTCTACGGGCGGCTGTAATATCTAATGCGCCTCGACTAGGAAAATCAACATCTTTATCTCTAACTTCGATAGTGCCTCGGCCAACTAATTTTACCGCTAGTTCCGCAGCCGATAATAAAGTTTTACTGTGACTTTTTGTTATATTATATGTTTTATTTTTAGTGTTTTCGCTCAATAATGCTTGAACTATTCCATTGGCGGCATCATCGACATAGGTAAAATCTAAGGTTTCATTAACGCCGTTGACTTTGAGGACTCCACCTCGCATTGCGGTTAGTAGGAATTTAGAAATTACACGATCTTCAACATCTAGAGGACCATACACAGCACTGGGGCGAAATATGGTATGATTTATACCTCGCCTTTGATAATCGCGGATCAACCATTCTCCGGCTAGTTTGAGAATTCCATATTGTCCTTGAGGTTTACATTCGGCATCTTCGGTAACATGGTCTTTGAAATCGCCGTACACCATACTACTGCTGGTGTATAAAAATCTATAGCAGTTAAACTTCAGACATGCCTCTAGTAAATTCAACAGTCCTTCGCTCATCACTCTAGCGCCTGCAGAAGGATCGGCATTCACGACTTTCTGTCTAGGAAACGATGCTAGGTGTATCACAGCGTCGGGACGATATCTTCGGAACAGCCATTCTGTGCTGTCTCGGTCGCTGATGTCGATCCTGTGTATTTTTTCTGTGCGAATCGATTTCATTCGTTCAGAAATTAGATAATCTATTTCTGATTGGGGAATGATTCCATAGTTTGTGCGAGTATCTGTGATGATGGTATCATGCCCATCCTGCTCTAGTTTTTTTACCACATTGTGGCCGATAAGTCCTAGGCCACCAGTTACTAAAATTATCATAAAGTAGCGTCTTCTAATCCTGCAGTACGCAATTTAACGATGTTTGACAATTGCCATTGCTTGATGTCTAGGCCTTTGATGATGCCTAGCCATTTATTTCTTAATAGAGCAAAATCATTGATAATCTTTTCAAAATCAACAACATCGGCTTCGCCTTCTACAAACTTTTCACAGTCTCTAGAAGAGAGGCTTCGTTGATAATTTTCAAGATATTTGCGAAAATGCTGGCTGCGCAGTCTGCGCAGTTCGATGTTGAGATATTCTAATATGGCTTCGATCTCCTGCAGTTGATTGAATCGGTTTTCTACGATGCCTGGCATAGCAGCCGATGCTCGTTCGATGTTTCCCGCTATGCGGGCATCTTTTTTTGCTTCTAGCAGTTCGCTTTCATAATATGCCACAGCATCTGGTATGTTTGAAATATCCTTTGAAACTCGATCATACCAATTCATTTATTCCTCATCGTCGGTGTAATCTTCATATTCTTCTTCGATCTCTTCGTCATCGATAGCGTAGTCGATGGCTTCGTCTAGATGGTCATCTATTCCTAATAGGCTCTGCAGTGTAGATTCTTTGATTCCATAGTCTAATAGAGTGTTTACGAATCCAGATGCTACGTCGGCTCTAGATTTTTCAGGGATATGTTCTACGACCAGTGTCCAAATATCTGCGATTAAATCTTCTTTCATTCCACGCTCTCCGGTTGGGGTTCAACATTATTAGTTATCTCAGATGATGTATTTTCTGTGGCTTTAGAAAAATTTATCATCAATTGATCGAGACAACCATTTTCGTTGCGCTCCCATTCTTTGCGATAGAACTTAAGGATTTCCCCATCCGGTGTGGTATAGGACAGTCTGTTACCATCTTTTACCAATATGCCTTTGGCTTCAGAGAGATCGACTAGTCCACTATAAGGATTCATGCCAGTTTCGTAGGGTATCTTGACCTGTACCGATTCAAAGGGTTTAGCATAGCGTGTCTTCATGATCTTGCAGGCAGCACGGATACCTTTGACTTCTGAGATCTTGTTGCCATCTTCGTCTTCTTTGAGCTTGAGTTTCTTCATCGCCACGACGATAGATGAGGCATAGATGAAACCTTGGCCGCCTGAGATCTTGTCGTCGGGATCGAACATGTCTTGGCTGGCATAGGTATGGTTAGTTGCTACCAACCCGATATTTAGTGAACCGAACATGTTAACACAGTTACGGACCAATGCGGTCAATGCCTTAGGCTTACGGCCCATGTCGCCTTTCAAATCGCCTGCTTCAAATTGATTGACATCTGTGGGAGTCAGCAACATGCCCAGGCTGTCCAGCACGAACAAGATCTTTGGACGACCGTCTTCGGGCATGGCCTTGTATTCTGCGACAAATTCTGTGATGGTTTTGGCCACATCGTCGATCATGGCCATGTTGAGTTTCAGCAGTTTATCTTCTGCGGTATCGACCCCCAATGCCTTGAGCCAATCTTCATCTAAGGCATTTTCTGAATCGATCAAGATAGGATAGATGCCTTGCGATTGTGCGGCTTTGATAAGGTTACCGGAACAGATGTAGGATTTGCCTGCACCACTTTCACCTGCGAATACCGTGACTTTGCCCAGTGGAACTCCGCGATGGAAGTCACCGCTGATCAGATAGTTCAGAGCATAGTTTCCTGTCGAAACCCAATCTGTGGGATCATTGAAACCGATGCTGAGTCCTTCGATGCTCTTAGTAATACTTTTTCGAAACTTGCTTATATCAAATGCTTTTGCCATTATGTCGTCCTATGATGATGAAAATGTGGGACCTTAGTCCCACATTTTTTAGTTTAGCAATCACTGACCCTGTCTGGCGCGGATCTTGGCAAGGATATCTTGTGCCCTAGATGCGCTTTCTGTATTGGCAGGTGCGGCCGCAGGCTTTGACACCGTAGCAGGCTCATCATCGACTTCATCATCGGACACCGTTGGTTTCGCCACGGTCTTGTTAGGATCTCCGGTGGCCGAACCCATTCCGGCAGGTTTGAAATATTGACCCCAACGATCCATATCGTAGGCTTCGCCGTCGACTGATGCTTCGAACATCTCTTTCATTACTTTCAGTTCGACATCGGTTGGCTTCTTAGGAAGGAAATCCGATAGATTAAACAGGCCATATTGATCGATGGCTGCTTTCTCTTGATCAGTTAAAGATCTTTCACGACGACTCCACTTAGAAGTAGAATAGTCTGCGAATCCGCCCTTGCTGGTCTTTGCGATGCGGAAATCAACACCACGGAGGAAATCGGTTGGCAGTTCTTCCAACTCTGGATCCATCAGTGCAGAACGAATGATCTGATAGATCTGAGGTCCGATGATAAATCTACGGATTGGATTATCCGGAGTAGAATCTTCTTTGAGAGGATCTTCTACAACAAAACCTTGGAAGATGTATGAACGCTTCTTCCAATACTTACGACCCATTTCTTCGAGGTTCTTGTCTTTGAACCAACCACGGACTTCTGAAAGGATCGGACAGGCTGTGCCATCATTGTACATTTCCACACAGGGGACCTGTACCTGTACCGCACGGCTGTCTGTTTCTCCTTTGACACCTGCGAACGGCAGTTTGATCATCGCACGTTCTACCCAGAAGAATGTGTTGTTGGCGTTGCCGTCAGGAAGGAAACGGACCACCGCTTCTTTGCCTTCTTGCATGTTCCAATGGGGATAAATCGCGTTGTCTCCACCGCCTGTGGAGTTGCCTGTGGTTTTGTTTTGTGCTTCTTGAAGTTTAGCACGGATCTCTGCTAGTGTTGCCATTTTAAATTGCCTCCTTTGTAATTTGCCTTAAAATGTATGCCTTGCGCATAACACATATTATGCGTGTTTTATTTAGCAAGGTCAAGATCTTTTTGAGAAATTTTTGCCAAAAGAAAAGGCTCCGAAGAGCCTTTCTTGTTACAGATTAAAGACCTAGGCCTTGCGCTATGCCTGATAGTCTGCGAATGTCTTCCAATTCGGGAGAAACACTTTCTTCGTTGCTGCCTCTCTTCAATTCACTGTATGCACTGACAAAGTCGCTAGGAAAATCTTCATCGTAGCCAAACAGCCCTTGCGCCTGTTTCTTGCCAAGATCTGCCACAGCAATTTTAAATCCTGCATCCATTACTTCTCTAGCTCGTCCACTAGTATCTAGGTTAGGATTCTCATCAAAAACTTTTTGTGCCAGCTTTTCATAATAATAGGTACCGGATAGTGTTCCTTCCGCCGCACCTTTCTTCGGTGGATCCCAATCTCGGTCTCCTTTGGCTCGGGGTTCTTTTTTGTCGATGTATCTCTGAAACTTACTTCTTTGCTTTTCGCTATAACCGTAGGGGCGATCCCGCATGTCGTCATAATCCATATCAACGAAATACTCGGCTTTGTCTCTGGCTCGTTTTGCCAAATCTAAACTGACTTCTTCTAAGGAGCCTTCATCTACACCTTCCCGGCGTTGATGAAATTCGTACCGTTTTTCTTCGAGATCGCTACCGGGCATTCCCGCTAGTTCTCTGATGCGTGCCAGTTCCTGCATCTGTTCTGCGCCTGCTTCCTGATGCGGTGCCATGCGCTCTACGAACTTGCGAGCGACCTGTTCAGCCTGTTCACCAAACTTCTTGCCTACCATTACTACAACACCTTCTGGACCTTTGGGGAATGTGCCTGTGTTGCGATCATAAAATGAACCGATAAATTCTGCCAGTCCTTTGACGTCCATGGCCTGTCGCATGCCTTTCTTGGCTAGATGTCTCGCTCTGTGTTTGATCGTGTTCCCGAACTCGTCTTTGTCCGAAGGATTTTCATCGGGTTCAAACGGTAGATCGTCCTTGTCGTCGTTTCTCTTGTCGGGATCGTCTCCGGCCATCTGTGGTTCTTCTTCCGGTGCAGTTTGGTCACCTCCTTGGTCTGCTGCCGGCTCATCGACCATATCGCCGAAGTCCAATTGATCTACTATCTCGGGTGCGTTCTGTTCTAGCCAATTTTTAATTAACGGTCTTACACAACTGTCGGGATCTTCCTTGGCCTGATCTTTGATTTCTTTATACAATTTGGGATCTTCTATGATGCCTTTGAGACTTTCGATAGCGTTAGAACCGTCTACTCCTGCAGGAAAATGTTCGCCTACCAGTTCTTGTAGTTCTTTTACTGCCTGTGCCTGTTCTTCTTGGTCGGATGAGGTTATGGCGGATTCTTCGCCTAGCCCCATCACCCAACTTTCAAATTTATCGAAATAATTATCTTCATCATTTTCGACTACATCTACTTCGTCATTGACCATGTCTTCTCGTGTCATCGCGACTATGTCGTCATAGCCTATCGAACTTTCTTCCTGCATCAATCGATAGATCACAGGAAATACTGATTTAATATCTTCTTTGAAATTTTTGACAGTGAACTTTTCTGTATATTCTTCTGCGACTTCTTGTGGAACCTCTATTTGTTCTCTGGCCTGGAAACTTTCTTTGTATGCTTCGTAGTGGCCTTGTTTGGCTATTTTTTGTATGGTTTCTCTTAGGTCGTTTAGGGCTTGTGTACTGCGTTCTACTATACCATTGGTATCTGAATTCATCAGATCATTTCGGACAACATAATTTCCAAAACTCTTGAGTTGTGCGATTTCTTCGCTCATTTGGATGATACTTTTACCTAGATCATCGTAGGGTAAGCCGCCGTTGGCCACATGGCGCTGCATAGCTCGTGCGCCTGCTAGATGTATGAACGGATATTTAAATCTTTCGCCGTCTTGGTTTTCTACGAATAGCGCAGATATATGACGTGTCCTAGCACCGGGCTGTGTGTCGTCCATTACCGCTTGGCTGTGTTTGATGATGAGGCGTGTGTCCATTAACTTCTGGTAACTCATGGTTTTGGTACCATATAGTGTGCTTTCGTTCATAACTTGTTCTCCGACCGGCTGTACGATAGTATTTGGTTGTTCTTTGGGTTTGTTATGTTGGCTCAGGAATTCGTAATCTCTTTTATCTAGATTATCTTTGGCGATATCCCTGGTATCAAACGCCATCAATCTACGTTTGGCAAATGTGCGCAATTCTTTTAAAAAGTCATACCAATGATCTTTTTGCTTACCGTCCATGCTTTCCGTGATTCCGTTGCTGAAATAAACTTTCATGGAATTTTCTTCTGCGAGACTAATACTGACATGACCTATAGGCGTTTCACCCTCCATGTAATCAAAATCGAAGAATCTCGCCTGTTCTGGATTGATGGTTAGCTGTCCCGTCTCGTCTCCAAGTTTCAATCCGCGGAAACGGCTTCGGACCTTGTAGAAAAGATCTGTGGCTATGTTATTTGTAGCATTCATAAGAGTATTTATCAAAAACCTGTGCTGACGAAAATAGGCATAGGCATCTGATCTTCAGAGATTTTATCAGTCATTTTTTCGTAGATTTTTGGATCCCAGTCGGCTAAGATCGCAGCCATGCGCAATATCAGCAGTGTGCTGGACACGAGATCGTCGTTCTCCCCAGTCTTGGCCCCAAATCCTATACCGTGCGCCACATAATTTTTTAGTTCGCTAATCAAGGGTTTGCTGTGTATGCGCATCTTGCTGGTTTCTACCATATGTTTGAATTGGCTGCAGGCAGCGATTTTAGATTTGTGCGTGGTATTAAATCCTTTGCGGAATTTACGGAAATGACCTTTGCGTATAGGCTCGCTGAGAAACAGTCCAGCGAAATTTTCTTCCCCTATATTATTGATGCAGATAAGAGCGCTTTCTCCTACTGTGTTATTTTCTACCGAATAATAGATCTGAGGATTCCCACCTCGTTCTTTTCCTCGTGTAGCGATATAATTGCAGATTTCTTTGAGATGTTTAGCCTGTGATTGCACAGGAGTTAGATTATGATGCCATTCTGCTATCTGTTCCATCGCGGGCAATTCAAAGACCTGGATGGCCGAGTAATCTCCCCCAGTTCCGAGACTAGGATCTAATGCCACTAGGTAGGTGCAACGAGGATCTATGTCTTTGTACCAACGAGTTTGTCCCATGGTCATCGTGGGGTCGTCTCCTTTGAGTTCTGCCAATTTTACAGAATTAATTAAAGTCTCGTCAAATATTAAGAATTCGCAATCAAATTCTCGGCGGAAACGCTCCTCTCCGATTTTAGCACGTTCTACACGAGCCCATTCTTCGTCACGGTCGGGGTGCTCACTCCAGTGTGCATAATAACTGAAAAAACCATTGACTCCTACTCGCTGTTCATTGCCGTATTCGTCAAATCGATTGTTGGCTTCAGTCCAGATCAGTGCGAACTGATCTTCGTCCGAGTTAGGTGTAGAAGTGATGATACATTTACCACCGGTGGACAGAGTAGGTGATAGTGCGGTCCAAAATTCTTTAGCTTTTTCTGGGGGCTGCACGAACGCGAACTCGTCGCAGTAGATCAGTGAAAGACTTTTACCGCGTCCTGTGGTTTCTGTTGTGGTAGTCGCTTGTATGCGACTGCCATTATCGTATTCAATGGTATTTCGATTGTAACTATGCACTCCGGCTCGTATAAAGTCAGGTAAATTCTCGTATCCGTACCGATAACGATTCATAATATCCTGTGCACCTTCATATTTGTGCGCAGCGATCAACACTTGGCATTCAGGAACGAACATAGTATACCAGAGGAGATATCCAGTGGCACAGGTAGTCTTGCCCATCTGTCGGGGGAGCATAGCGATACACTGTTTGTTTTCATGATAGGTATTGATCAACCTTTCCTGATACTCATAGGGGTCAAACTTTATCGCTCCACGAGTGG